GGTCCACAATTGCAAACTGCGTGCCCGGCGTGGGCACATAGCTCTGGCTGGTGGTGAATACCCTGAGAACAACGCCCAGCGACGGCGTGCCCAACGAGCCGCCGCCAATCTGGACCCACTGAGAAGAGTTTCCATCAAACACATAGATAGAAATCATTCCAGAGTTGAGATCGTACCAGATATCGCCCGGCACGGGCACCAAAGGTGCCGTGGCGCTGGCCGTAAACGCCCCAATATCCTCGCCCACGGCAGTAATGAACACTTGGGCCGTGCCCGAGAGAGCTAAGAGGCTCCCCGTGGACGACTTTTGCCCAGGCACAGTCCCGTTCATTGCGCCCGAGGCCCGACTAAGAGTCGTACCCGCAGAGGTATAGGTTCCGGGCCCGTACTCCCAGGCTCCGTTGGAGTCCAAAATTAGGTAGCGAACTTGGTCGCCGTTCGCGACTCCCGCGGCCGCGAAAGTCTGCCAACTGGCCGCGTTCGGATTCTGGGCGGCCGTAAGAGCGGCCCCAAGAGTGATGGTTCCGGTCCCGGCAGTTGGGGTAACTACGCCCGCGCGGTTCTTAAGTATGGCCATTTTTTCTACCTAATCGGCCAAAGGTCGTAGGAAACTCAACGTGCGCCACGGAAACTACCTGATCAAACGGAACAACACTCCGCCTCCGCCCCGTAGATGCGTCATAGTGCTCCATCAGTGCACTCGCCGAGCGACCAAACAACTCATCCAATTTCGCCAGCGCGCTGGCGCGGCGTGCCGTAGACTGCCGGATCGCACTCAGTGCCAAGTTCATCGCGGCCGAAACCACCACATCTGGAGTGTGGCCCTCAGCTAAAGCGCCGAAGGCGGCAAAAAGTGCTTTGCCCTCGGCAGTACCGTCTCTAAGATTATCTTGGGGCATAGCCCCCCTCTAAATGGTGAAGATGCCGAGCGCGTTAAACGTGACAGTGATATTCCCGCCGTTCGGTGTGAGGGGCAACCCGCCCCCGGGCTGATCGTAGTACTCGACCAGGGGCCAAGTAGTATTCGCGCCCGAGTTATGCCGATAAATCACAAATCCCTCGACGGTCGGTCCCGTCACCGAAGTGAAGAGCAAATCGGCCGCGTCGAAGGTCCCATTGACCACCGAAGGCGAAGCAAGCCGCTGGTCGGTCCCTACTATCCCCGAGAGGTCGTTATAGAAGTCGTGCAAAGCACTATACGTATAGGTGCCCGTGTCGATCAGGGCGAGATAGGGCCCGTCGGCCACTGTGTTGTTGTCGAGATCATACCCGGCCGTTCCGGCCAAGAGGTTTTGCTTGTAGATCGGATAGATAGCATTCGCCATAGCGAACTCCCTTCCACCTCGTCCGAGTGGGGGCGAAGCCCCTAGAGTGTTTTCCCGGGTATGGGCTCGATTTTACCGTCTTCCCAGGTATAATTGGGGTCCCCAGAATCCTCGACCACGCGCCAGCCCAGGACTCCCGGCTGGTCATGACTAAGGTCATGGCCGTAGCCCTCGGCCTCCTCCTTGGAGGCGAAAAGGAGACGGTTCCCGTCCCAGTTCCCGGTGGAGATCACCTGTACCTCGGCTTTCCAAGCCATGGGATAAACCCTCTGTTGTTCCGGACCCGCTTCCGGACCCACTTCCGGACCCGCTTCACCTCGGCTCAGTAGGACTTCCAGTCCCCTGGGGCCTTTGACTTGTTACTGTAGTAACCCACCTTCACCTCGGGCCTGATCGCCACGATCTTCGGGTGGAACGGTCGAGACATACAGGCATAGCGCCACTCGTCCGCGGCGTGATCCTCGGACTCGGTGTTCACGTCTTCCATCTTCGCGGGATCGTGCTGAAGCGCAGGGATAGTCCGAATGCTCGCACCGCAAGTGCTAAAACAGTAGATCATTGGGGACCCGGCCTCTCCGATGAGGCGGGCTCGCATCTGGTCCCAGCCACCCATAGACCCGCGCTGCGGAATGCGCGCGTTGTCAGCGGCGTGAAACGGCCGAGCCCGGCCAGCCATCAGCGTCACGTTAAGGCGTTCCGCGATGCTCGGGCCCCCGTCCTCTTTAAAGCAGGCGGGGTCGAGCACTGCATAGCGCAGACGTTCCGTCTCCTTTAGGAGTATGGCCGTGCCCACCTGCTCGGCAGTCTGCTTCAACCCCTGATTGGGCGTGCTCGCGCACCCATACATCTCACGGTACCGTACCAGGGCCCCTCTCGGGAGCACCACTGTCTCCCCGCGCAGATTGCGCGCTCGATAGTCATCGGGGGCGATAGCCCACCATCCCACGGAGTAGGGCCGTGCCGAGCCCCAGTCCATAGAACGGAACTTAGTCCAGTCCGACGGCACGTCAAAGGGCGCGATCACATGTCTATCTGTACGCCAGCAGTCAAAGTAGGCGCCCTCGATTACCGTCCAGTCCCCTTCGAGCCACGCCCTAACCATAGAGTCCGAGGAAAGTCCTCGCAGGCGGTCGGCGTAGGTCGGGTCGGACCCTAAGAGAATCTTGTTATCCCGCAACTTTGCAGGAATGAACATCCGACGCGCTTTAGTCGTCGGATCGTAGATGGGCTCGTACCCAGCTGGATGTGGATCGACAAAGTATGCTTTGACCCAGTGGTGACCAACGCCGCCAGGATTTGCGGCGGCACGAATTCTCTTGGTAGGGATGTGATGAGCTGAGCGTAACCGGGCCCGTAGGAACCTATAACCGTAGTCGGTTGGCCACTGAGTGAGCTCATCCCAGCCTATCCATGCAAATTGGTGGCCCTGGTATCGGGTGGCGTCCGCGTCGCGCTCAATGTAGCGCATCCGGAGCGACGCCCCGTTGGCCCAGCTCCACGTCTTGGCCTGCTCGTGCCAGGAACCCCCCGAGACCGGGAAGATTTCGCGCGCGCGTCGCAAGAGGTCCTCGAGCTCGTTGTAGGTGCGACGGAAAACGACCCCCTGCCAATGTGCCCCATAGGTAGGCACATCTTGGAGAAAGTCCCCGAGAAGAAAGTCACTCTTTCCGCCTCCGGCGGCTCCACCATAAAAGAGTTCGTCGCACCAGTCGGCCGAGATCGCCTCGCTTTGCGGCCCGGGCTGCGGGGCCCACGCAGGACCGGCGCTCTGCGCCGCGGTGACGTTCCCCCTAGGTCTCATGGGCAGAGCCCTTAAAGGGGATAACCTCGGCCTCGGCTTCCGGACCCACTTCCGGACCCACTACATCCCGGACCTTCTCCACCTCGACTATAGGAGCCGCGAGCTCTTTGGCTCGCCGGGCCTGCCACTCCTCCGCGCTTTCGCGGGGCGGACGGTCTATGAAATCCCGGTCCACTTTGAGGTGGACCTCCTGGCCGGGCCCGTGGCCAGTGCGATCGGCGAAGGCCTTAACAACATCAAGAAGCATCGGGATCGAGAATTCCTGGGGCTCCGCGTGAAGGCGGTCGTGTAGGATTTCGATCGCGTCGAGTGACATCCCATTCATGCGCTCGGCGAGGTCGGCGAAGGTGGCCTTGGCCTCGTCGCGGTAGTCACGCACGAGCGCCGCGAAGGTCTCGTCGCGCTGGAGAATAGAGATGCGCGAGGCGGAATATCCCGTAATTAGAGCGGCCTGGGTGGCCTTCATCCCCGAGGCGAGACACCGCGCGAGTGCGTGGTGGCTGGCGTGGATGCGCGCGATCGGGCTGGGCTTGGCCCCGCGCGGCAAGCTAAGGGCCGCGATGTCCGCCGCGGATAGCTCGCGTGTAAGCTCCACGCTGAACGGCTTTGCCAGGTTGCCTAGCAATCGCGGGGCACCCGCTTCGCCTAGGTCGAGCTCGGCCAAGAGGTCGGAGTCGTCCATATTGCTCAGTCCGTACTTAGGCCTTTTTCCGCCTGTATGGGAGCATCTTACCATTTTGTTCCGAGAGTGTCAAGGGGAAACTGAGCAGTTTTACACTAATCTACCAGTTTTCTAGTAGAAAAAACGGTTCGGGCCATACATACGGCTGGACTCTGTTCACGAGCTGTTCTTACAGAATATGACTAGAGTGTGACGGCGCTTGCGCCTCTGGGGCTTTGCCCCGATGTCGAGGGAAAGAGCATCCTCTGTCCGTTTCGGACATGGGTGGGTGAACAACTCGGTATGGTTGTTCACTGAAAATTCACCAGTGGGGTTGATGCGCCTCGAAACTAAATTAGCTTTTTAGCCCCCACGGCCTCTTTTAGTTTCAAAACATTGACCCACTGCGCAACATCCTTAGTCATGCTCACACTGCATAACATAATAGTACAGCGCGCGTACACGCGACGCACTTTAGTTTTAGTATCATGCTCGAGCACGCAACAATCGTAGCTATGCGTCCACAGCATGTAACAATACGTGATCGGGGATTGTACGTATCGAGTTGACATGCGCCCGGGCTGTGGTATGTTGTCAATACCGGAGTGGACATGGACACCGCATCCCGCGAGTCCCCCGCCCGGGCAAGGAGTCAAGTCATGTTGTTCAATGTCAAGGTCTCGAAGCTCAACAGCGTGCTCGCGTTCGACACGGACAAGCTCCCAGTCGCGTCGGTCAACTACCTGATCGAGTACGGGCTCAAGCAGTCCCTTAACGACGCCCACGCTGGGGTACTGGCCAAGGACTACACGGACAAAACTGACCAGTACATGCCCGACGTGCGGGCCGCGGTCGAGAAGCGCGAGACCCAAATCCGCACCGGACAAGTCCCCGCGGGCACGGCCATCAGCCCGGTTCTCGTCGCCCAGGCCAAGGCGGGCCTGACCGACGACCAGATTCTCGCCCTGATCGCCAAGGCTACGAAGGCCGCGGCCTAAGTCAAATTGGGGAGGGGGCTTGCCCCTCCCCACCTTTACTCTAGTCGGGGAGAGCCACCATGCTGCGGTTTCTCGTGTTCATGTTCGCTGGGACAGTTTGTCTGTTTGTCCTGAAGTACGGCAGCGCGCTACTGTTGCTGTGGTGGCTGATGCACCGCTAATGAGCCATCCAGAACTCGCAGTGATTGCCTGCGTCCTGGCAATCTTGATCCTAAGTGCAGTGACGAGGTGAGGCGGGGGCGAAAGCCCCCGTTTTCTCTGGCCCCTGGCCCCTGGCCCCTGAGAGCTATATAGGGTGAGTAACTGGCGTTTGGCTATATTATCCTAGATATTGGCCTATAGAAACCTCCGTTGTCTATATTTGACACCACACGAATACCCGATGCAAACAGCCATATCCGCTCTCTTTTCGTGGGCAGGGTCTAGGGGCCAGGGCCCAGGTTGTTCACCTTCTGTTCTAAATTTTTTTTTTTTAGAGAGTCAGAAAGGACAGGCATGCCTAGGGTATGGCTCCACCTCGGCCGTGGCGCCCCATATTAAAACATAGACGAACCCAGGCTTCCATAGGTGACCATCTTAGTCGCCCACAGGACAATTACTCAAACCAGGCATTCCAGGCATTGTAACAAAACGTGATCGCAATGCCATAATTACGCCACAATTCCATGTGTACAATGGCCTCCGGCCGCACTCCGCGGCCCAGTACCCCATGGAGTGGACGCCATGCCCAGGATAACCCGCTGGATACGAGGGCCCGCGCGCGGCCGCACCCTCGACAACAAATACTGCATCATGGCAAGGCCGGGCCCGGTGTTTAGCATACTCGAGCGCGGCATCCACTCAGACCATCCATGGGACAACGTTGTAGGCACCTATCAAACGCGCGAGGAGGCCTACGCCAAGCTACGCGAACTCCTTGGAGTAACCCATGTCACCTGAACAAATTGAGGCCCTCGCGCCCGGTGACACAATCCGCTGGCACAGCCACCTTGACAGCCACATCGACGGCCGCGTCCTCTCAGTCTCTACGAACGGCGCCTACATAGACTGGGAAGACGACCTCACATCCTTCGTGCCCCGCCAGCGGCTAGCCTGGCATAACTGGGAAAGGATCGCTACGAGCGATCCGGAAGCAGACCACCAATGAGGCTCATCACAATCGATCTCCACGACCTAACCACCGATCCAGGGAGAACGCAACTTGTGTCCCGCGTCACCTGGACCGACAAATGCACTATCGACCGCGCCGCACAATCTCTCCACATGTCAACCGCTAAGTTCACCCGAATGGTCCTCGTACAAGCTGCGCGGGCCATCGAAGAAAACGAGGATACACAATGAACACCCTCGAAGGCATAACAGCCCTACAGTCCCGCGTTGCCGCGGAACTACGCGCCGCGAGCATTCCAGAGGAGTACGTGTCCACCATCCTTATCGCCATCGAGGCAGGTGAAGAGGCCCGACAACGCGAGGGCCTTTGCCCCCACGGATACTCCGACCGGCGGACCTGCCCCACGTGCCACCACTTCGACGAGATCGCGCTCCGCGAGCGCTACAGCATTCAATCCGCGCCCGAGGGCGACCAATGACCCGCATCCTCAGCGCCATAGGCGCGACCCTCATTGCCACAACTACTGTGGCAATGGCCCAGAACTGCACCTCGACCGTGCTCGGCAACACCATCTACACTAATTGCCAAGAGCGATCCGGAAGCGGGTCCGGGACAAAGCCCATGCCAAACGTCAACTTCAATTGGCTGGGAGACATCGGTCGCCGCGCTCGCGAGGAGCGAGAACACGTGGCCCGGGAACGGGCCAAGCGATAAAGCCTTACCTGTCCGTTTCGGACATTGCAACACATTGGCCTTCGGCCACGGAGTCAACCCCTACCATGCCCCTTTCTTCTAAGCACATGGCCGAACTCGAACGCGAACTCGGCCGCGACATCTTCAAGGCTATCGACACCTATCGCAACCGCCTCATCATTGAAGGCGAGCCCGACCCAGAGGAGGGCTACATCTCGACCATGTCCGTGCTTATCCAGACTATAGCTGCGGGCGGCATAGCCCTCGACGTGCCCGAGTCGATCATACACGAGATGATTAACATGGCCTACACCCAGGTAGCCAAAGAGGCCCCTGCCATTCGAGAGCGTATCGTGCGCTCTCGCACGAGCACGAAATCCCATGATTAAACTCCGCATCCTTGTCGGCGGGAAGGTGCGCTTAGAATGGCGCACCTCGCCCGGGCGCTTCCGCGCCACACTCGACCTAATCCGCCTCGAACTCGACCGCATCTCGCCCGCTCGGGCGATCGTCGTGGTGGCGGACTACGGTGACATAGCCGCGATAGTCTATAGAAGGGAGCCCATCCGTGGACGCACTCTATCTCATACTGCATAAAGTCCACGGGGAACCTGCGTTCGACGTGGCGAGCCGCTTGTCGATCGGCGAGGAACTCGCCTGGATCATTCCGACCTCGGGCCACCGGGCCTATCCCTGGCGCCACTGGCGCCTCGAGGACTTGGCCGACATCTCCGACATCACTTCAAGCGGAACGCACGACCAGCCCTGGACACACGACGGCGACCTACCGCCCGACTGGCCGGACCACTACCAGGCAAGCCCCGCCCCCATCTCTTCTAGAGCGCGGCCCGTTCGGGTCAGGGCCCGGGCCACTGCGGCCGACGACGTTTCGGCCCTATTCGGAGGAGGATCCAGTGAATAAGCTCTACCGCACCTATCTCTTCAAGGACAAGGACCCAGTTATCGACATCGCACGCACTTGCGTGCAGATCTTCGCCGTTACCAACAATATCTCCTTCGGTCGAGCACTCTCCGTGCTCGAGAAGGCCTCGGGCGTGAGCCGGAAAACTATGGAAAACTGGTTCGGGGGACCCACGGTCAGCCCGCGCTTTTGCTGCGTCGCCGCAGTTGTGCGCGCGACTGGCGAGGAAATCCGGGTCGGCAAAAACCCTGTCGGTCGCACTCGCCATCTCGTTGCGGTGGCCTGACCACATGACCGATTTCGAGGCCAGAGACCTAATCATGGCTCTGATCCGGGACACCGAGCATCCGATGTCCCCTATCATAGTCCGTGACGTCCACGACGCGGTGCGTCGTCTCAACGAGCTGATGATTATCGCGGGCGCGGACCCAGATGGAGTCCATCGCTGCGCCAACTTACTTCTAGCTGCTGTTCCACCAGATGAAAAGGAGACCCTTCCAATTACCCGCGAGTGGATTGTAGCACTCGGGGCCATGCTAAGTACCTCAATCGAGGGCTATCTTAACCAACTACTGGCAACAAAAAATGAAGCGGATTGAAGATATCCTAGAATACAACCCTGAAACAGGTGTATTCAAGTGGAAATCTGGTCCTTTGGTCAATAGGCCAGTAGGAACTATGGACAGAGGTTATCTTAGGATCACTGTCAACGGGATAAAATACAAAGCTAGTAGATTGGCTTGGTACCTATACTATGGGGTGTGGCCTGGAGAGATTGACCACATCAATAGGCAGAAGGATGATGATAGAATAGCTAATCTTAGAGATGTGTCGCGGTCTGAGAACCAAATTAACACTCCAGCTAGAACTTCCTCTGGAGAGAAAGGAGTCTATTACAGATGGAATGTAAGGAAGTGGGTCGTCTACGTTAGACGGGGCTACAGACTTCGCTATCTCGGCGGCTTTCCCTCTAGAGAAGAGGCGATAAGAGCCAGAGATAAATATTTAACGAGTGGCAACAAAAGGTGACCACTATGACATACACTCTCACCGTCTCCGGGCGGGAACTTGAAGCAACTGAGGAACAGGCTGCCATCATCGACTACGCCTTGGGGAACCAAGGGGTTCCCCAAAACCTGCTTATCAATGCGCTCGCGGGCGCGGCCAAGACCTCTACCCTCCGCTTCCTGTGCAAGTACATGCCCCTCGTGCCCACCCTCTCGTTAGCGTTCAACAAGCGCATCGCGGACGAGATGTCCAAAGTTTTGCCCGGGCACGTGCGCTGCGCCACTATGAACTCGATCGGGCACCGAGTCTGGGGCTCGGCCGTGGGCAAGCGGCTCGTGCTCGACACACGGAAGAACTTCAATCTAGTTAAAGAGGGCATCGAGAAACTCTCTCGTCTAGAGAAGCAGTACGCCTTCGAGGACTTCGGCGAGATCATGAAAACAATCTCGCGCGCGAAGCTCAATGGCTACATCCCGACCGGAGCGGCAACCGGGCGGTCCCTCTTGACCGCCGATGAGTTCTTCGGGGGTCTCGACGAGGAGCCCGAGGGCTGGTTCATGGAGTTGGTCAACAACGCCCTCTTAGCTAGCATCAAACAGGCCTACGCCGGGCTCATAGATTTCGACGACCAGATCTACATGCCCACCCTCTTCGGGGGCTCGTTTCCCCAGCACCCCCGCGTACTCGCGGACGAGGCCCAGGACTTTAGTAGGCTAAACCATGTGATGCTGGAGAAACTCGTCCCAAAAGAGTCCTGGCTCTGTGCAGTAGGTGACCCGTGGCAATCTATCTATGCTTTCCGGGGCGCGGACTCCAACAGCATGACATGGCTGAGAGACAGGTTCTCGATGCACGAGATGACACTCTCCGTCTCGTTCCGCTGCGCACAGTCCATTGTGCGCAACGCGCACTCGCGCGTTCCCCACATGCGCTGGCCTTCTTGGGCCGCCGAGGGCGAAGTCACCACGCTTACTGAGTGGGATGCTACGTCCATCCCTGACAACGCAGCAGTGATTTGCCGCAACAACGCCCCACTCTTATCGTGCGCCCTCATCCTTTTGAGGGCGGCGCGCGGCGTCCACCTCGTAGGAACTGACCTGGGTCCACAACTTGTGAAGGCCCTCAAGAAACTCGGTACACCCGAGATGGAGCAGGCTGATGTCTTCGCGGCAATCGACTCGTGGGAACAAGAGAAACTCCGCAAAGCCCGAAACGCGGGAGTTGTCGCGGATAAGGCTGAGTGTTTACGTGTTTTCGCAGGTTTCGGGCCTACTCTCGGCGCAGCTATTGCATACTGCGAGCATCTCTTTGCGTCAAAAGGACCCATACAACTTCTCTCAGGACATAAAAGCAAAGGACTTGAATGGTCGGTTGTCTATCATCTGGACCCCCAGCGATGTCCCAGCCCCTGGGCTAAAGACGGAGAGTCTCTCGAACAAGAACTCAACGTCAAGTATGTTATCGAAACGCGAGCGAAAGAGAAGCTCTTCTTTGTCAGACTAGAGGACTTCAATGGAGGCAATCACGATGACTAAGAAACCAGACTTCCTACGTGGGGGCACCTTGCCCCCACCGGGCGAGGTGGAGTGGAAGCTTCTCCACCCCAAGATGACGCTGGAGCACCTGGGCTACATCCCAGGCTGGCTGCGGGTCGAAGACCCGCGCTCCGCGCGCGAGCAGATCGACGCGGGCTACGCTTTCGGGGGGTTCCAGCCTTTTGAGGGCTTCCGCCTCGGCGGAGACAACAGCCTCTCTTACCCCGGTGACCCGCCCATGCGGCCCTTGGCCGAGGCGCGCCTCCGTGACGAACTCGTCGTGTTCTATCCTCACTCTTGGGTGGCCATTATTCAGCCCGACCGCATCTTTGTGGTCGCGAGGATCGACTGATGGGAGGCTTCAATAAAAGCTCCAAGGCCTTTGGAGACGTCCAAGAACTTTTGGAGCGCGCCCTCCGCGCTCCAAAGGGTATTCGTATCCCTTGCTCTAGTAGGTCCGCGGCAATCACACTGCGCGCCCGCGCTAACTATCTTAGAAAGATCGACCGCGCCCTCAACAGAGACATCCACCCCGACAAGAGCCACCCGATGCACGGCAACTCCCTGTTCGATACTCTCGTGCTGCGCATCCCCGCCAAGGGCTCGCCCGAGGAGAACGTCCTCTACATCGAGCCGCGCCTCGTAGACAACTTCGTAGTGGAGGAGATCACCTAGAAAATAATTATGGAGTCTGTGTCGATTTCGGTTGACACGGCGGGAGATATGTGCAATCATCCCGATATGGCCCGCTCGTTATGGGTCACTTGTTCCAAAACGGGGCCAGCGGCCCGCAACAAGGAGGACTATCTACCATGGCTAACGGTTACGAAGAGATCACGATCCAGGGCAAGACCTTCAAGGTCCCAGTGCGGTACTCCGCTGGGCACCAGCTCACCGAGGGCGAGGCGGGCGCACTTAACCAGACCTACCACGAGAACCTTCGCAATAACTTCGCCAAGAAGGTGAACGAGGGCGACGAGGCGGGCATCACCCAGGAAGTCCTCCAGCAACAGCTCGATGACTACGCCAACGACTACCAGTTCGGCGTTCGCACTGGCGGCGGCGGG